TAAGCCTGATACAAAAACAGAAGTTAAGCCTGATACAAAAACAGAAGTTAAGCCTGATACAAAAACAGAAGTTAAGCCTGATACAAAAACAGAAGTTAAGCCTGATACAAAAACAGAAGTTAAAGATGATACAAAAACAGAAGTTAAGCCTGATACAAAAACAGAAGTTAAGCCTGATACAAAAACAGAAGTTAAAGATGATACAAAAACAGAAGTTAAAGATGATACAAAAACAGAAGTTAAAGATGATACAAAAACAGAAGTTAAGCCTGATACAAAAACAGAAGTTAAGCCTGATACAAAAACAGAAGTTAATGATGTGGATGAGGTTAAGGATAAACCAAAAAAGAAAAAACCACGCCCCGCTCCGTTGAATGCAACATTAGTGGATACAACAGTTAAGAAGAAAAAAAAAGTTAGTGATAATGATAATGATATTAATACTACTACCAAAGTAAAGAAAAAAATAAAAAATAAAGAAGAAATTGATGATAATACAAATGATAAAAAAAAATTAAAAGTAAGTAATTCTAAAAATAACTTATCGGGCGGTAGCGATAATACTAAAAAAGTATTATCATCTAATAAAAAAAATGGTATTGACGATGACGATACTAAAAAATCCAGATCATTTAAAGTTAAACTTCCTGGTAAATTAGAGTTTGATGGAAGATTTACAGGATTAACCCCATATCAAGCAGCCAATAAAGCATTAAGTAAATATTTTAGAAAGAAAAAAGATTCTGAAGACGGAAACAATAATTTAGATGAGGAAATTATTTTTACCATATGTGAATCAACTAGAAATAGTTCAAAAAATATATATCCATATACTGGAAAAAGACAAATACTAGCAACTCCTGTTTTATATACTATAAAAGATGGAGATACTGAAAAAATTATTGTTAAAAAATATAAAAATATATTAAAAAAAATTAAAAAGTCTGACTACAAATCAGAACTAGAAGGGGAATAAATATAATATTCATTACAGTCGACTTAATAAAAAGTTTACTAATATTAAATAATTTAAATATTTTATAAAATTTCCATTGTAACTATTATTTATTGAATTATTTATAGATAATATTAAATTACCGTAATAATCATCTTTTCTAAAAATTAAAATAATTTTTAGAAAAGATTTCTTCTATTTGATTAAATTCTTGTGAATAAGCAGACACATATAGTAAATTCATATTATCCAATTTACAATATTTTTTTAAATCTATCGAATGATGCATTCTAAGATTATCATGTAAGATAGATCGATTTAAAAATACATCTTTATTTTTGATAAAAAAATGAATTTTTTATTTTCTGAATATATCAATAATAATAAAATTATTACACAGTCCTTTTTGTTCTTTAACAAAAAGAACTTAATTTTAATATATACAAAAGTTTAACTTTTAAATCCGAAAACGTACGGAATTCAAAAGATTCTATATCATTAATACTATTAAATAAATGCATCAGACTCATCTAACACGGTTGCAACTTATGCGACCATTACAGGGAATACATGTACCGCAGCGGAGTTTACCAAAGGAGTCGATAAAAGATAAAAAAGAAATATTGTCGGTAATACCCGATGATTATAAAGAAAAAATATCACCTATATCTAACCCACCTATCATAAAAACATTTATCATCTACAAATTTACAGAGGGGGTGACTATAACTTGCGATATGAATGATTTGTTAGAAGAGATTCTTATACTCAAAAATTTAACACAAAACTCTGCGAAAGTATATACAAGATTAGTTTGGACCCCTTCCTCTGCAATTAATAATAAATCTACGACACAGCAACGATTTAATCTTTTGGAAAGGTCGCTACGTTTGATGTCTAATACTAAAGTTAAAGACATATTCAATCTTTATCATGAAGAAGATGATAAATTAATTATTATTAAAGGAAGCTTTTCAGGGGTTGTTACTGGTTCTATTGATGGAACTGTAAAAATTTGGGAAAACGTTCAGGAAAATAAAACTTTTATGTTTGAATTAAAAAAATCAATAGATCAACATGATGGTTCTTCTACAAAAATTAGTTCAAATGGATTAGTTTGGTGGACATGCTGTGGGTGTGCTGCTCTTATTGTGACCGATTTATCCATCAATAATCACTATGTTAATATTGCAATGTTTGATAATAAAGACAAGGCGGCATTCACTTACATGGGGCTTTCCATTTGCTGCAATATCCTTGTAGTTGCTAGGAAAGACAACAGAATTCAGATACTGAAGGCGGATACTCTTGAGGTTATGAATACTTTTAATATTCCGCAAAATTCTTTCTACTTTTTAACCAGGGTAGCTATTTCCGATGATCTTCGATTTCTAGTTGCATCAAATCCTCATGAAAATGGTGTTTTTGAAAAGTTGATTCGTTGGGAACTTAACTGGACATGGAATAGTGTAACCGGGCGACCTCTAAGCGTTACTAGTATTAAAAAAGAAGAAATTATATTACCCGATTCAGGGAGGATGCCGCCTCGTGATCTCGTGTTCATCTCTGGTACAGATGATCTGTTAATAAGTCTTCATTCCAGCAAAGTTAGACTTTGGGCTGGTGGAAATCCTAAAGATACTGAATTAATCCAGTTTAATCCTAATAAGGGTGCTGTTTTTTGTCACTCTCCACGAGAGTCTGATATTCCATGGTTTGTTGTTGTTACAGCAAGTGGTTATATTGAGATATGGTTTATGAATCATTGTGACGGAAAGTACACACTTAGGGCAAACGATAAGGCACTCACTGAATTACCCGATAGAGAAATTAAAGTGGAGGTATGTACAGTTTCCCCATCTGGAGATACATTGGTTATTGGTCTCAAAAACGGTGATATTCTAGTCTACCTTAATGTCATTGAAAAAATAATTAAAAATGTGATTTCAACCCCGAGTGGAAGTGTCTTAGACATTGCAACAGTTTGTCCATTTAAAATTTTATCTCCTGGTGGGTTAAGCAATACTGGAAAGGAACATTGTGATGGAAAATCTTCATATGCTCCAATTATTCTTTTAAAAGACAATATTGGCCATAGATCAAGTATATTTTCTGCTGATATATGTGGCGAACTATCAGAACTTTACATCTAAAGAATTGTATTTTATTGATAATAATGGACCGTGTATTATTGTATGATATTGTTTAAATTGTACTCGTTTTTATTATAATTAGATTCTTTCTATCAATGAATAATTACAAACATATATCTTTCTTATATCCTCATCATGAACTGGGGATATATTATTAATTTATTATAAAATATATAATTTTATATATTTTATAATAAATTAATAATATATATTTAATCTGATTTATTTACAGTTACCGTTAATTTCACAAAAAGTTTACAAATGTCAAAAAATTAGTCAATACTATAAAATGTCTATATATACTAGATTTAAATTTTTATGTTATAGTATTTATTTATTGTATATTTATTATATTTATTTATTGATACTTATAAATAATATTCATCGAATGGTTAAAATATTTTATAAAATTTCCCTTATTGCAATTATTTACAGAGTTTATATTTTGTAAAAATAAAATAAATAATAGATTATTACAGTCGATTTCACAAAAATTTTACAAATGTCAAAAAATTTGACTTTATATAAATATGTAAAATCAACTGTAAAAGTACCACTAAGTAGCATAATGGTATTTGACATTTGTAAAATTTTTGTGAAATCGACTGTAATATTATTATAAAATTATTTTTATAATAATCTTAATTTTAATCTTTGGATAATTAAATCAACTATATTGTTATTTATCAAAATTTTGTACCATATTATTAATTTTCTATATGTTTTGGATATCGTTACATCGGATAGGCCAAATATTGATGATATTTGTTTTTTTGTAATATTCAATTTATGAAACTCCACTATTAATAAAATACATCCAGCTGCTATGGAAGGAGGTTCATGGGTTAATGGAATGCCGATTTTTTCTATATTAATAGCTATGTTTCTAATATGTTCTAAATATTCATCAGCGATTTCGATTTTATTACAAAATCTATTAATAAAATCAATAGGTTTTGAACTTTTTATTAAATGAAAATGATTATTTCCTATATTTCCTATATTATCATAAAATTTTCTACATCCTCTATTAACATTTTTAATATCTAAATCATAAATATCAGCAATTTCTTTTGGACTTCTGGTTTCATTCTGATTTTTACAAGCGTGAAATAAACACGCGGCTATCATTGATCTTCTATTTATACATCTCATAATAATATTTTTACCAATGCGTTTACCTTTTGAATGCGTTGTTTCTGAAATTTTTTTATATAAAATTTTAGCACTATCTATGATAGTTTGTGTAATATTATTTTCATTACATTCTTTTTGTATTTTTTCTAGAGCTTCCATTAAACTTTTTTCTTTATACGGAACCTGTCCTTGTTTTTGTATCAAACTTAATTTGTTATATTTACCAGACACTATTTTAGTTCCTAATGAAGTTTTTGGGAAAAAAAAACTAGAAGGATTACCGTAATAAGCACTATTACTAGTATCATTATTATAATAATCTATATACTCTTCTATAAAATCGCTATTTATTGTGGCGCAATCCATACAAACGGTATGTCCTTTAGTATTATCAATAGTTAGTTTTATACTTTTACAATATTTGCATTTATTTTTATTACCATTGTCAGAATTATCTATTATTTTAAGTTCTTGTAATATTTTATCTATTTGATCTTCACTTATGTCTAAATAATTATTACGTATAAGGTCCATTTTACTATTAATATAATTAAAATATATCTTTAAGTAAGTTATTTTCACTTTTTAATGATTGCTATATATTATATAATAATTAAAATTAATATATAATATTTTCTAATATATTACATATATTATGGAAAAGTGTAATGAAATATTTTTATTAGTTATTATAATATTTTTAATATATTATATGTGGGAAACACCACTAAATAAAAAGACAGATACTTATAAAACTATAGATATATTAACAGAAAATAAAGATAGTATCAAAAACTTAGAACAATTTTCTGATAATGAGAATATAGAAGTAATAGATAATATAAAAAATTCTCAATTATTACATAACAACACAACCGATTATAGTTTTACACCCATATTAGATTTTAAATACGGAACAAAACTAGATGATATCAATAAGGGAGAATCTAAGAAAATAGGTAATGTAGATACAACTGTAGTTAATTTAAATAATGATAATTTGGATAAATATAATGTTGCTGATTTTTTACCTAAAGAAACAAACGATGAATGGTTTGATACTGATTTTTCACAAGCTAAACATAATATAAATGATGGTAAATTGATAAATACTGATAGATATGTTATAGGTGTTAATACTGTTGGGCAAAGTTTAAAAAATGCATCTTATGATATCAGATCAACCATACCTAATCCAAAAATTTCAGTAAGTCCTTGGAATAATTCAACATATGAACCAGACTACAACATCAAATCTCTTTGCTGAAAAATACTGTAAAGATAATACATCTATATATATATAATGGCTGAAAATACTAGTGATAAAAAAAAAATATCACCTGAATTTATTATTATGGTTAAAAAATATATAGAAATAGATGATTCAATAGCAACTATGAAAGAGAGTCTTAAACAATTGTCTAATGAAAAAATACTAATTGAGGATAATATTATTGCAAAATTAACAGATATGGGAGAAACGATTATAAATGTAAGTGATGGTAAAATAAAAAAAAATATAACTAAAGTTAGAGGTGTTATTAAAAAAAATTATATTGAGGATATATTACAAACTTATATTACTGATACTAAACAAATACAAACTATTACCGATAAGATTATAGAATCTATTCCAGTTAAAGAAAAAACTAATTTAATAAGAGTAAAAAAATAACTATGTAATTACAGTTAATTATTAAAGTTATCATATATGATAACTTTAATAATTATATTATCTATCAAATAATATATTTATATTACCTAATACTACTTTTCTATAGAAAGTCTCATACCCTGATGATATACTTGGTCTAATTATTCTAAATATATCTCCCACACTAGCCCCATAGTACCTTGACATAAAATCTACTAAAAATATTCTAGACAGCGTAGATTCTGGAAATTTAGAAATTACTTCATTTTTTTCATCTATTGACAATAATTGATGATGACATATAAATTTTAATTCTGTTATATCATTCATAAATTCATGTTCAAAAAAAAATTCTGAATTTTTTCTTTCAAATAAAATTTGATTTAATGCTTTTTTCGAAACATCTTTATAAATTATAATTTTATGCATATCTTCGTCTTTTAAAAAATCATCTATGGGTGAATTATTAGAAACATTTGTTATTTTGAAAGGTGAATAAAATATTTTACAAATTTTATTATCGGCTAATATAATTTCATATACATTTTGTATATTTAATTTATTTATTTTAATATCTGTAGACGTAATAACATTTCTTCTATATAACATTTTTATAATATTATTAAATATGATTTCCGTTATTTCATTTTTATTAAACTCAATGCTATTATTCATTAATTCTAATATATAACTTATTGTAGTATTTAAATATTATTTATATCATTTTTTTTTATTATTTTACATTTATATACAATATTATATATCATATGAATAAAATAGATAATATAATAATTAACGATTTAATAAAAAATAAAAAATACGATATACTATACAATCATATAAAATCTGGCGAAATTGTTAATTTTATTAATATAACAAGCAAATATAATATTAATTTCATTAATTATATTGTTATGGATAATAGAGTAGATATAATGAATCTATTACTAAATCTGTTAAATAAAAAATCTATTTTGATAAATATAGATGAAACAGATGTATCAGGTAGAACAATTTTACATAATTGTATAATTTTTGACAATATGGAAATGTTGCGATTATTACTACATGAAAATAATATTAATATGTTATCGCCATTGTTTGATATACTTGATATAATAGGATATACTTGTTTACACTACACGGTATATTTAAATAATTTTAATGCTTTTGTATTTTTAATAGATATAGGGTTTAATCCATACATTGAATCAAACGATAACTTTAATATATTTCATATTGCTATTTGTAAAGAAAACGACGAAGTTCTTCATTTTTTACTTGATAATAATTTCAGTATTGATTTTAAATATAAACCAAATAATAAAAATTTATTACAATTCTCTAATAAATATTATAATTTTAATATTGTTAAAAAAATAATTGATAAAACAACAGATATTAATAATATAGAAACTATATATAATTCAAGTATATTACTTGATAGTGTCTTAGATGATTGTATGGATATATATAAGTATATAATAAAACGCAAAGATATTGATATATATGTAATTGATAAATATGGAAGTAATATTTTACATATTGTTGCGAATAATAACAATATAGAATATCTTAATATACTATACGATAACATTGACATAAATATTTATAATTTTGATTTATTGAATCAAAATGGACATATTCCATTGAGTATATTACTAAATAATATTAATATATATGTTATAAATATAGATATTATAAATATATTTATATTAAAGTCTGATTTAAATATACCAGATCACTACAATCAGACTTGTTATATGAAACTTTGTAATGTTGATATATTTAATTCTATTTATGAAATATTAAAATATAAAAAACTTAATATGTTTATTAATAAAAATTTTTATGATATGCATATGAAAGTTAGTAAATATTCGGATTTAATACTTATATCATATTATAACCAATTAAAAGATATTGATGATAAAAAATTAAATAAAATAGAAATTAATTCTAAATATAATTTTAATAAACATAAAAAACAATTATTAAAGTTTATTATAAAAAATAAAAAAAGTTATAAAAATGATTCAGATTTATCTATAAGTTTTGATAAATCAAAAAGCTATGGTTTGTATACTGGATTCGAATTTGATTATTTGATGGGATTATTATTAATATATAAGTTACATAAAAAAAATGGTTTGGATATAATAATTAATAAAGATATATTAGAAACTTATACTAATATTAGATATATTATGTCTAATCATCATATAATATGGAATAGTGAAAAAGTTACATATCCATTTTATTTTGAGGAAACTATATTAAAGAAACTTAAAACATCGAAATATTTAGCCATACCTATTGGTATGTGTACGAAAGATAATCGCAATCATCACGCTAATATAATATTTTGGGATATTAAAAAAAAAACTATTGAGAGATTTGAACCACACGGTTCTGGAAAATCGGCATACGATACTCATTTATTAGATGATTTATTAGAAACTAAATTTAAGACATATGATAAAGATATATTATATTATAGACCTAAAGATTTTTTACAAGTTGTCGGATTTCAATATGTTGAAAATATTGAAAATATATTATTTCCAATTAGTAATGACATAGGATATTGCGTAGCATGGGGGTATTGGTGGGTTTCTCAAAGAATGTATAATATTAATAAAAACATAGATATACCAAATATAGCATTAGAATTAATGAAAAAAATAAAAACAGAAAATAACTTATTTACTAATATTATTATACAATTCGCTGATAAAATTATAAATGAACGTGAAAAATTATTAAAAAATGTTAATTTATCAATACATGATATACAGACCCACACTATTACTGATAAAGATATTTATAAAATAAATAAATATATAAATGATTATATGAGTTCATAAAAATCATTTATTTCCTGTTTAGTTGGTATATCTAATAATCTCCCAATAGTTATTATTTGATTATCGTTTTGATTTTTTCGTTTAGTTAAAATTAGTATTTTCACACGATCATATCTTTCTAATTTTTTATCTGTTTTAATATTTGTAAAATTTGGTATATTCCAAATACCTGAATCAATATTATCTTTTGGAATAAATATAGTTATAGGTCCATTTTTACATACTATTAAATGACTCTCTAAGATATTAATTATACCTATAATTATATCATTTTCAATAGGTATACATATTTTACATTCATATTTTACATTAAATATTACATTTCCATTTAAATTTTCCACTGGCATGATACCATCGGATAAACTAATTATTTTATTAACTTTTATAATATAACCATTATTATTACATTTTTCCTCTACCTTTTTTTTCAGTACAGTAAAAATATTATTATATATTTCATTATTTAAATAATGAGGTTCTAAAGAAATTTTCGTATATTGCATATTAACGTAATATGGATTAGTTAAAGTCATTATATATATATATATTAATTAATTATATATATATATATATATATATATATATCATTTTTTTTTTATAAAATAATAATTATAAAAAACCATTGTAAAGAAAATTTTAACAATAGTTAAAATAATGCAAGTACGTTGTAGACATTGCGGAAATAATCATTTAACAATGAAATGCGACAAGAAAAAAAATAATGAGCGTGTTTCGATTAATAATAATATAACTAATAAACCATATAATAATAAAATATTAAGTACTAATAATCAATATTATGAATCTAATCAAAATAAATTATTCAAGGTAAAAATATCAGAACTTCCTAACGATATAACAGATATAGAATTAATGGAATTATTATATGAATGGGGTGAAATAACAAATATAAAAGTAATTAATTATAAAGATAGTTCCGTTTCTATACTATATTTTAAAAAAGAAAATCAATCAAAATATTTTGTTAAAGCATTACATAAAACATTATTTGAATATCTTACCATATCTGTTATATTACTATAACTAGTGAAAAAAAATGAATTATTATTATTATGATAATAATAATAATTATCTTTATTATTATATACTTTCATTCATATTATAATATACTATTTTATATGTTATCATATTTTATGCAGTTATGTATATCAATATTATTAATATACTAACTGGAGATATATTTATAACGGTTAGTGCTGACAATAACTATGAATTTTATAATAAAATAAATGAATTATATACACAATATTCATTTATTATATTAGATAATAATTTATTAATTAAATATCATTCCATTTATAATAAAAAAAATGATCATTCTTTGGAAAATATATATAGTATTTTATTTATACCAGTAGAGAGAGATACAATATATAAAATTAAACAAAACGATATTAGTGAATTATATAATATAATAAATAATAATGAATTATTGATAGATACCGAGTTTGTAAAATTTTTATTAAAATATTACAATATTAAAAATATAAAATTAATAATTAAATTTTATAAAAATGATAAAAATGTTATTATGACCTTTGTAAAATTAAATGGTTATATACTTAAATATGTATCTAAAAAATTAAAAAACGATAACGATGTTGTATTACAAGCTGTTAAAAATTTAGGAAATTCTCTAAAATTTGCAAATTCCAGATTATTATCTAATAAAAAAATAGTATTTGAATCTGTAAAACAAAATGGTTATGCTTTAAAATATGTATCAGATGAATTAAAATCTAATAAAAAAATAATTATGGCAGCTGTTAACTATAATTATAAAACATTTTTATATGTATGCGATAATGTAAAAAATAATATTGATATAACTCTAAAAGCCATTAGAGTAGATGCTAATATATTTCAATACGTATCACCACAATTAAAAAATAATAGAAATTATGTATTATTGTCAATAAAAATAAATGGATATATATTAAAATACGTTAATGAAACATTTAAAGACGATAAAGAAATTGTTATGGTTGCTATAAAAAATTATAATATGTCTTATAAATATGCTTCAATTAGGTTAAAAAATGATCCCGATATAATTTCTAAAATAAATATAAATAATTAACTTAATAATTTTATATATAAAATTATTAAGTTAATTATTTATATTTATTTATTTATGGTAATCTGTAAATATTATTGTACTGATTTTCAAATGAAATTCTAATTAAACGATTTCTTATATATGGAGAATTTGGTATATTATATATATTATTAGTATAAATAGGTAATCGTGTATTTGTTATTTGATTTGTTGTATCTATATCAGCAATGTTTGTATTTTCTCTAGATGTATCTCTATAAGATATTCTATTTATTAATGATGGTACTGTATTTATATTTTGTGTATGTTGATTAATTATTGGAGTTAATAACGGCTGTAATATATTTTCTCCGTATGGAGTATAATAAAAAATTGATGTATTTTGTCTATTTATATTTTGATTATTATCAGGATATATCATATTAGGTATCATATTTTCTCTATAAAAGTTTCGTATATTACTTGTTGGATTTACTAAATTAGGAACTGTATTTTCTCTACGTAACGATGGTTGATTAATCGTCTGATTAATTAAGCCACCTGTTGGATTTACTAAATTAGGAACTGTATTTTCTCTACGTAACGA